CTAACAGTCTTGATCGGAAAATACTTGATGAACAACTTGCCAGGCACCTTTTCAATCTTCTGACGAACAATATCCACATTGTTACGAATGTTTTGAAAGTCAATTCCAGTGAAACAACTATCATAACGAAGACCAACGTAGTTTTCATTCAACTCAAGAGTAATATGAACCACGTTCTTTCCTTGCTTCATTGCTTCGGCGCCCAACTTAGCAAGAACCCAACTCTTACCAGCACCTGCACAAGCAGTAACAATACCCAATTCACCGGCAGCAAGTCCACCATCCATGATATTGTCGATTTCAGACCAATTGGTTTTGATCGTATTTCGAGCCATAACACTCATACGCTTCTCAACCATATACTCATGACCAATGTTGCGTTCCATGCCAGCTTTCATTGCACTGTCAACCAATGCCTTAACCTGTTCATAATTGCCAGTCTTAAGGTGTTCAACACTGTCGAAAATGGCAGACTTTAGTTTCTGACTCTTACAAAACTCAAGATACTGTTCCTTCACAAACTTCAAATCGGTATCGGTAATCTTCTGATACACGTTTCTCAGTTGTACAATAACGCTTTCCTTGAGGATTGCGTTTTCGATTCCGTCAACCTTGATCTTAAATACGTTCAATGTTGGCAAATCCTTATATTGCATAAAGTATGCAACTGTTTGTTTCACGATCCATTGATGCGCATCAGATTCAAATGATGTCGGATCAATAATATCGGAAAGCCTTTCCAGAAAAGTCTTGTCACTCAAGATTCCAGATATGCATTTGATCTGGAATTCGGGTCCATACTTTTTCAAATTGTCGATTACATGGTTTTCACTCATAATTAATATTATTCAACTACATAACCAGTATAGGTTATGTTTACCTCTTTGTATAGTTATTTTAACGGGTTTATTATCTCACCAACGTGGTCAACTTACCGAAACACTCATTGAGCCAAATTTGATAATTTGGAATGTTGTTCCACATTTTGTCTTCGGTGACCAACTTGGAAAAACCAACTCTATCAAGCTTCTTTGTTGGCGCATCCAAGATTTCATTTATACGGAGTTGTGAGAAGCTTTGAATCTCAGTCTCCTTCAGTTGCATCAACGTATGATTACGTTCAACGATATCCTTGTTTTCAAGGATTGTACGATAGAGCTTATATTTGCTCTGATTGTTTTCACAATATGTGTAGATTTCTTGCAAATCCACAGTTCGACTTTCGGCAAAGAACGGAAAACACTTGATGATCGTCTTCAAACCAGCTCCGGGTATTCCATCAATGTTGTCAGAAACATCACCTTCCATAACTCTGTACCAGATATAATTCTGGCAACTAACTCCATACTCATTCAAAATTTCAGCACAACCATACAATTTCTTTTTGGTCGGACTCCAAACTTTGATTTTATCACTTGCCAATTGTAGAAAATCTTTGTCTGCACTCATGATATGCACATTGTTATTCTTATAATACTGTTGTGCAATATACGCAATGGTGTCATCTGCTTCAATATGATCAATAGCCATAGTTGAAATAGGCAGACAGTCCAAATAATGAACGGATCTTAATAGTTGAGCCTTCATGTTTTTTTCTTCCAATTCAGAAGTGGACATTTCTGAATATGCTCTATTAAGACGAATCTTTGTATGACGTTTATCTTTGTATGGTGGGTAAATCTTACGACGTTTCATACTTCCACCATTACCGTCAAAAATAATAACACAACGTGTGGGATTCAGCAATTTGATTGCATATCCAACACTTTTTAAAAATCCGGCGATGCCGCCCGTATGAAGTCCATCGTCATTCATGGACGGCATCACCGAATATGCTCGAATAAATGTATTGAGTCCATCAACCAAGAGGACATCCGAATTCTCACTTCGGTTAGATAGTGTGTTCTTGTCTTCTTGTGAAACGTTCTCAAAAAGCGAGAACAACCTTTTCTTTTCCTCTTGATTAAAACTCATATATTATTCTTCATCTCCACCACCAACTTCTTCTGCATCTTCAGAAGCGTCTACTTCGACATCTTCTCGGATTTCACTATCAGGTGACTTGTACTTCATAATCATCACTTCAGCAATCTTCTGATACAACTCCTCACGAAGTTCAGCATCAGTCTTCATATCCTTAGCAAACGACTTTACGTCAATCTTAACAACCTCACCATTGTTCTTGGTGTAATTGTAAGGTGACTTAGCACCTGTGATGATTGAGTGCTTCTTCAACACTTCAATCCAGTTACCATAATTATCAATGCCACTATCATAAAAAATACTAAAGTCAGCATATTTCATGGGTGGTCCCATACGATTCTTGACAACTACAGCACGGGTCTTAACACCAATATGAACTGGCTCACCATTCTGTGTAACCTTCAATGCTCCCATGCCCTTCAAACGAAGACGTAGACTAGCATGAAACTGAATAGCTTTACCACCACTGGTGATATACTTGTCTCCAAACATTGCTGCCTGAAGATTGACACGTAGTTGATTGGTGAACACCAACGCAATACGTTGCTTACCGATCATATCGTTGATCTTTCTCATTGCCTTGGAAATGATAATGGCCTTTCCAGTAGCATAACCATCCTTGCCATGATCACTTTCCAACTCAGCCTTGGTAGAGGCAGCAGCAACACTGTCCACAACGATTGTAACCAATCGATCCTTGTTTGATTTACGAACTTGTGAAATCAACAATTCGATCTTTTCAAAAATGTCTTCAACGGTATGTGCAGCAACATACAACATTTTTGGAACGTCAACACCAATTGCACTGAGAAAATCATGAGACACAGACTGTTCTGTATCGATAAATACAGCAAGTCCGCCCTTCTTTTGAGTTTCAGCAAGCAAGTGTGCTGACAACAAACTCTTACCAGATGCTTCAAGTCCGGTAACTTCGGTAATACGTCCAACGGGAATACCTGCATGTGGACGATTTGAAATTGCGAGATCCAAGATATCGCAACCTGTACTAATCCAATCCGTAATTGTAGACGGATCTTCCTTTTGGTCCAAGAAAAACGCACACTTACCTGCGTCCTTATTGGCCTTGTTTAACACATCAGCGAGAGACTCAACGAGTTCATCTCTTTGTGATGCAACTTCATGCGTAACATGAGTTGATCCTTTTTTCTTTTTTGGTGTTTCTTCAGCCATAACTTCTATTGAAATGAAAAAGGAGAGGCGGCATTTTTACTACCGCCTCTCCTAGTATTATTGATTAACTGTTGAACAGATTATCAAACGCCTTGGTGAGGTCGTCAGTATTAGACTTAGCAGCGGTTGCCGTAGGAGACTTACTAGAAGTCTTCGTAGTAGCAAACGGAGCAGAGTCAGCAGCCGCAACAACAGGTTGGGTAGATTCCTCATCAACCACAGCATTGGAGACAGTCTCAGCAGGACCATTCTCAGGGTTGAGCCAGGCATTCATAACCTCCTTGAGTTCCTCGTACTTGGGTTCGGGGAACAAATCAAGAATATCAACCTGATTCTTGATTGAGTCGATCATACGAGCATCCTTCGGATCAACCGCCGGAGTGCTGTTTGGCTTCACACGGATTGAAGTCTCTGGGAAGTTCTTACCACTTTCGTCAGCGGTACGAAACTCCACAACGATATCACGTCCGGAAGAAAGGTCGGTAATATCACCGTAATCAGGGTCAGCCATGACCGATAGAATCTCCTGATAAACCTGCTTTCCGAATCCCCAAAACTTGACACCCTCATGCTCTTCACCACGAACGATGACAGGAGCGAAAGTACGCATCTTGGGTTCCATCTTACGGCCAGTCTGCCAGTCCTCCTTGGAACCAGTCTTCTTGAGTCGATTGCTGAACTCAACGATAGGATCTGGACGATTGAAACTATCCGGGGAAAGATAAGTCTTGTTGTTGATGCCGTAATGGAACTTGAGTTCAATAAACGGAGTATCAGGTTGGAACTTATAGGGTACGATACGAATCGTCTGCTTACCCGGCTTGGGCTTCCAAATGAGGTTGGACTTTTGGTTTGTGTTTGAAAGGGAGTTCAAACGGCTCTTAATCTTCGACAAGTCAATTGCCATAATTAGTAATTTATTAATTGTTAAGTAGTAATTAGCTAAC